GGTGATCGCGCGGGACCGATCATCTTGCGCGAGCGAACTTGCTATTGTAGTGCAAACCATATGTCACTATCCACAGACTACCTACTCCTTAACATTGGACACTCAACGCTCAAGTGGCATTTGGACCGAATCAAAAGCGGATCATTCACCATCGACCAAGTCGCTGTCTTCTATTGTCCCGATCCCAAGAAATCGGTTTACAAAACCGTTACCCGAGGTCTTGAGGAGCTTGTCAAAATGAAGCCCGAGAACTTGCCGATCCAACTGCGATGACCCAAACCGACTACGTCAAACACAGCGGTTTAACCAAAGGCAGGGTCTCACAACTTACCGCAGCAGGGATGCCGTTAACCTCCCCAGAAGAAGCTGACGCTTGGAGAGGATCGCGCAAAGGAATTGGCGGCAGACCATCGACCCTGCAACGGATGGTTGCTATCCAGCAGCAACCAGCACCAGAACTCGCAGGGGGACCATACAGACCTCCCGAAGCATCTGCCGCTATCAACGCTACTCTAGCAACAGAAGACTCCCCGCAGGGAGCGTATGAACGGCAGAAGAAGATCGAGCGAGCCGCTTATGATCTAGCAGTTGAAGCGTTGCAGTCTCGGTCCCTCGATGCTGGTCGAATGGTCTCGGTACACGCTACCGCAGCAAAGAATCTTATATCCAGTCGCGATGACGTACTGGCTCAATCCGAAAAGGAGCGAACGCTGGTCTCCGGTGCATGGGTAAAAAAGGCAATGCAGGAACACGATGGAGCAGTGTCGCAACTCCTTAAGTCGATGCCCAAACAGCTATCCGGTCGCATTGCTCCGCATGACCCTGAACACGCCGAGCGCGAGTTGGAGCGATGGGTCCAAGAAGTATGTCTCAAAACTCTGCATCAAACGGACCCGTGGAAATCTTAAACTGCCAGAAACCAGCCGGTATCGAATCGCTGCGGCAAAACAGAATCGCGATCAAAGCTATCGAGCGTCAGACTGGCTTAGAGTTCCTGTCGATATCAGACCAAGAGCCTTCCCGCATTGATGGCTTCATCTTCGATCCGTTCAAAGGAATCATAACTGGAATCTATGAGGTCAAAACTCGCAGTTATGGTCTCCACAAGCTACAGACCACATTTGGAAACGAATGGATGATCTCTTGGTCTAAGATCCAAGCGGCTCTTGAAGTCACCAGACGCACAAAGCTCCCGTTCTTTGGAGTGCTGCATTTGCTGGATGACAACATTGTTATGATGGTTGAGATCTTCAACCGCAATGCGTCTTGGGCTGCAAACCATAAGGTGGAAGACCGTCTGGTTAACGGAATCAAAGATCGCATGGCGTTAATCAATATGGCGACCGCTACGCAATATAAGATGAACCAACTATTCTGATGACAGACCTAGAGCTTGAAATTCTAGAGTTCCGCAGACAACTCTGGAGACCGACTCCACGGCAATCTGTTGTCGAATGGGCTGAGAGCAATCTGACTCTAAGCCAACGACAGACCGAGCATCCCGGCCCCTTCTCCACGGCGGTCAGACCATATTGCAGGGAGCCGCTTGAATCTTGGAAAGATCCTGCGGTCTCCGAGGTTACTCTGTGTTGGGGAAGTCAAACCAGCAAAACGACGACGCTGATGGCCGGTCTGGCTTGGTCAATCGACGTAGAGCCATCTCCTGCGTTGTGGCTTATGCCGAGCGAGAACTTAGCGCGGTCTTTCTCTAAGAGTCGCTGGCTCCCCATGCTGGAAGACTCTCCTGCTATGATTGCGCGGTTCCCTACGGATAAAGACCAGATCACCAACCTAGAGCAGCAGTTCGACCGCTGTACCCTGACGTTTGTGGGGAGCAATTCACCAGCAAATCTAGCGTCTCGTCCGGTCAGAATCTTGGTCGCAGATGAGGTGGACAAATTCGCTGATGCTACGGCTAAAGAGGCTGACGCTCTGGATCTTGCCGAGCAGCGGCTCAAAGCGTTTAGCAGTTCAAAAGCGTTTTTCACTTCGACTCCGACAACCTCCGAGGGACGAATCTGGCAAAGATATCTGCGAGGAGACCAGCGGAGGTATTACATCCCCTGCCCATACTGCCGCGAACATATCAAGCTAGAGTGGCGACAAGTCACTTGGGAAAACGAGAAGCTTGAGGATGGACGACCCGACTGGCAGCGCATCCGTACCACAGCGCACTACGTCTGCCAACTCTGTCAGGGAAAGATAAGCGACAGCCAGAAAGTTGCAGGGTTACGTCACGGCAAGTGGATTTCAGAGAATAAAGCCAGCCTCCCGAGCGTAAGGTCTTACCACTTGTCGTCTTTGTACTCCCCAGATCGAAAGTGTACTTGGGGAAACCTTGCTGTCGCATTCTTGGAAGCAAAAAGCTCGATGATGGGATTGCAGGGATTCATCAACGGTATGTTGGCAGAACCGTGGGAGAATCAGGAGACTCAACAAGACCGAGTCGAGATCGTATCTGATGCGGGAATCCCTGAAGCAAGACGCTATCTAACCGCTGACGTACAAGCTGCGGCTCCTTTCTTGTGGTGGGTCTGCCGCGAGTGGAGCAAAGGCAACTCTAGACTTGTTGGAGCGGGTCACGCTGATGATTTTGCCGCACTCCGCAGGATTCAACTCCAATACAACGTCCACGATATGGATGTTGGCGTTGATTCCGGCTATAACACTCAAGCGGTCTACGATGCTTGTGCTGAGTTTTCTCAGAGTAGTGCAAGCCCGATCAACTATCCCTGCGGTCTGCGTTACCCACCAGAGGGAGGTCTCCGAAAGCCAATGCTGATTGGCTGGCTACCGATGAAGGGACGAGAGACCGGAGCAAGATTTACGTCTAAGACCGGCTCCATCCATCCCTTTGGAATTACAACGTCAACCTCGATGCGGACTGACGCTGTACAACCGTTGTTGGTTTTTGATACCGAGCACATGCGGGAGGTGCTCCAGCGGCTCCGTAAAGGGACCGAGACTCATCAATGGAGTGTTTGTAGCCTACCCGCTCCGCTAGAAGCTGAAGGGGCTTTTGCGAGCGATTCTGATACCTATTGGAAGCATCTGGACAGCCATCTTCTCAAGCCAACGGCTAACCGCTCCGGTAGGATCAAACACTTGTGGTTTAAAAGAAACACTCGTTGGCCTGACCATTTGCACGACTGTGAAATCATGCAACTTGCTATGGTTATGTTGTGGGGAGACCTAACTTCCAGTACCTCGGAAAATTCTAGTGGTTGACAAACTTGCAGGTCTGTTGATAGTCCGCCCAAGTGTTCACATACACAGTAGCAACTAAGCGGAGTTACTTGCGTACGACCTACGCGAGCAAAGCCGCTTTGACATTGCTTGAGGCTTTAACGGCAAAGCTAACTGTTTCCGCTAACTCGATGGAGAGCGGGAATGTGGTCCGCAGCACTTCCAGTTCTGACGTTTCCGTTGAGTTCGCTGAACCCGGTAAGGGTACGGCAGCACCAATTGAGATGCTCCAAATGTGGGAGTCTCTGCTAACCGATTACGATTACGCTGTAACGCTTCTCTCTGGTGATGGGATCGCTAGTCCCACCGATCTCCAGATTTACAACAAGATGCTGACCGCCGTTCTGGTTTCAACCACTCGGTATTATGGGGATTTCACGCAATTCCGCCGTGAAGCCACAACCCGAATGAGCTAATGGGATTCCTTCAAAACATAGCGGACAAGCTGTTTCCTGCTCCCGTAAACAAATACGAAGGAGCGGGTCAGTCTTTGCGCCGTTCGTATTTAGACACTTCTTACACTTCCGCGCGGTTTGATGTTACCAGTTCGACTCGTCAAGCCATCGTTCGCAAGTCTCGCTTTTTTGAGCAAAACAACGCTGTTCTAAATAGGCTTGGCGACTTGTTTGAGAGCTACACTGTCGGCTCCAGCTTCTCCGTTCAACCAGCCTCCAGTGATTCTGCGTGGAATCTTAAGGCCAAGAAGTGGTTTGATGTTTGGAGCCGTTATCCTGATATCGGTTCTCGTCAGTCTTTCGGAACATTGATGGGTCAAGCCGCTCGTGGATGGTTCTATGATGGAGAATCGTTCTTGCTGCTAACCAAAGGCGACACCGGCAAACCTCGATTGCAGCTTATCGAAGCTCAATCCATTGCCACTCCGGTAGGGATGCAAGCAGATGAGACCGTGTTTGATGGTATCCGGTTTGATCCTCGCACCGGACGAGCCATATCCTATTTTATCGGAGCGGAAAAGACTCAGGGTAACCTGACTGATGTTCGCTCCATTCCTTCTGACTCGGTTGTCCATATCTACGAGCCGAATCGTCCCGGTCAACTTAGAGGTCTTCCGTTTGTCTCGGCGGTTATCAATGATTTGCACGATCTCGATGATCTGCAAAAGCTGGAGATGGAAGCTTGCAAGCTTGGTGCTTCTGTCGCTCAGATTGTTAAGACTGACGCTGGCGAAGTCCAAGCAAGCAATCTCCGC